CGAACTTCTATGGGAGGCCGCACAGAATGAGAACAGAAGCAGCAATACTGAAAAATCTAATACAGAATGAGGAATACACCAGAAAGGTTTTACCATTCTTAAAAGAAGATTACTTTACGGAAAATGCTGATAAAACTCTTTATGGTACAGTAAACGAATTTGTAAACAAATACAACTCTCTTCCATCAGAGGAAGCTCTTCAGATTGAATTATCTGAAGTTAAAATGAATGAAGAAGAGTACAAGGACTCATTGGAGCTCCTCAAGGACATTGGAAAGGATGGAGAAGATTACACAGACCTCAACTGGTTACTCGACAAAACAGAAAAGTTTTGTCAGGATAAAGCAATCTATAATGCAGTGGTGGAGTCAATTAGTATTTTGGATAATCCAAAGTCTACAAGCGACAAAGGGGCTATTCCAGATATTCTTAGTGATGCCCTTAGTGTTAGCTTTGATCCTCATGTCGGTCATGATTATCTTGACGATAGTGATGATCGTTTCGATTATTACCATCGTGTGGAAGAGAGAATTCCTTTCGACTTGGACTACTTCAACAGAATCACAAAAGGTGGACTCCCTCAAAAAACACTAAACATTTGTCTTGCAGGAACTGGTGTAGGTAAATCTTTATTCATGTGTCATGTGGCATCATCATGTCTATCTCAGAATCAAAATGTACTTTATATTACATTGGAGATGGCAGAAGAGAAAATTGCAGAGAGAATTGATGCAAACATGCTGGATGTAGCAGTGGATGACCTTCATGCACTTCCAAAAGACCTATATGATAGGAAAATAAATAATTTAAGAACAACAACAAAGGGTAAACTGATAGTCAAAGAATATCCTACTGCATCGGCAAATGTAAACCATTTTCGTGCATTGTTGAATGAGTTGAATTTAAAACGATCATTTGTTCCAGATATTATTTTTGTGGATTACATTAATATTTGTTCTTCCTCAAGAATAAAGACAGGAGCAAATGTCAACTCATATACCTATATCAAATCTATTGCTGAAGAGTTACGAGGATTGGCAGTAGAACATAAAATTCCAGTTGTGAGTGCAACTCAAACAACAAGGTCAGGGTATTCAAATACAGATGTAGGTTTAGAAGATACATCTGAGAGTTTTGGACTTCCAGCCACGGCAGATCTTATGTTTGCAATTATATCTACTGAGCAAATGGAAGAAGTAGGACAGATAATGGTAAAACAGTTGAAGAATAGATATAATGATCCAACTGTAAATAAGAAGTTTGTTGTTGGTATAGATAGGGCCAAGATGAGGCTTTATGATGTAGATCAATCTGCTCAAGATGAGTTGGTTGATAATGGTCAAGAGGATGACACACCATCTTTTGATGTAGCAACTGGTGGTAAATTTAAAAAACGTGATTTCACAGGATTTGATTATGAGTAATCGAACACAAAGAAGGGCCGAAGAACGAGCCAAAAAGAAACAAGGTATCAATACAGAACAAATTGAAGTAGAATTTATGCAACCTTGGTCTGATGTTCTAATGAGAACTAGACTATCAGATGAAGTTCTTGAAGGAATGCTTGATATTACTGAACAAATTTTACAAGATCCAGATCGTAAGAATTGGGGAGATAATCTTGCAGGTCAGATTCAAGATGAACCTCTGATTCCTCATGAAATGATGATGAATTATAAAATTGGTAAAGACGGAACTGTATTCAACTGGTTAATGAATTTGGTTGGTGAATATGTCAAAGTATGTACAAGACAACAGGCCACTTCTACAGATTTTGATAAAGTAAAAAATGTAGAATGGCTCACTCAAATGAAGAGTGCTTGGGTAGTTAGTCAATGGGAGGGTGAATACAATCCAATTCATATACATACGGAATGTGCAATGTCTACTGTTATGTATCTCAAAGTACCTGAGTTTTTACCATCTACAAAACCAGAACGTGATGATGATGGTTGTATTATGTTTATTGGTGCAGGTCATCAAAATTCAAGACTGACTCGTAATATCATTAAATGGAAACCACGGCCAGGAGATTTCTTTTTATTTCCGGCACACCTTCAACATTGTGTTTATCCTTTTAAGACTGAAGGTGATGAAGAGAGAAGAAGTGTTTCATTTAATGCAGATTTCATAGCAAAACATGAATATGAAAAACAACAGGAAATGGCAAGACAACAACAGCAACAAGCTCCACCTAAACCAATGCCAGGAGCTCCTGAGAAATTAACCATTAGAACAGACGATTCAATTTAATGGAAAGAATGGGTTCAAAGGGTGGTGCTGATGTAGTAGACAGACCACCCAAACAAAAAAGACAACCCCCAAAACCACCAAGGAAAGTTAAAGTCATCTATCACAACGATGACTTTACTCCTATGGAGTTTGTGGTTTGGACTCTTCAAGCATATTTCAATAAGAATGAAGTTGATGCAAACTCTATCATGATGGAAATACATAAGTTAGGTGCAGCAATTGCTGGTATCTATGACTACCAGATTGCAGAACAGAAGGTATATGAGGTCATGGAATTGGCAAAAGAAAATGATTATCCTTTGAAAATTACTGGTGAACCAGAAGATGTCTAATGTAGTAGATCTCTCTTTTTATCGAAAGAAGAGAGATGAAGAACTTGAAAAAATAAACAAAGAATATCCCCCCGCACTGACATTTGAAGTCGGTCAATACTATGTCATGCCAGAACTTGGTGTGATGATTCATGTCGTACACCTCACCGATAAACTCCACACACAAGACGGCCATCCAACTTATGTCATGGAAGACCAGTTTGGTAACATATTTTCTGAGAAAATGGAAGAAGGTATGACTACTGGTTGGCATTCTCTTACACCAGATGTATTCGTAGAAACTGCCAAATTACTGAGAAAAGACAACCAGCCAGAGCCACCCAAGGCGGTCTGAGTATAAATATTGTAGAGAGTTATAACCTTTTTTCGGAGTTGGGATGGCATTTACTACATTTCATAGAGCAATATTAGAAGTTAGAAAAAAAGATGGTGAAGTCTGGCAGACTGACTCTGGATGGGCTGGAAAAAGAGATGGCAAGACTCAATATGGACTGAGTGATAAAGAAAAAGCACAAGCATATGTTGCTGGTAAAGATGTTGAGGATGATGAAAAGAGCTCAAAAGAGAAACTTTCTTCTCAAGAATTAAAAGATAAGTTAAATGATGAAAATGTTGCTAAAATTATGAATTTTGAACAACGACTTACTGATCTTGAAGATCGTACTCGTTGGAAAGAAGAAAGTAATGAAACTAAGAAACAAATAGAAGCATTATCTAATGTTAGAGACAGCATAAAAGAATTAGATGGGAGTTTTAGAGATAGAGCCGCGTTATTACAAACAGTTGGATTTCTTTACACTGGAAGAAGTAACAGTGGTATAGGTAAAAATAATTTAGGATTATTAGATAGAGATCAACTTAACAAAAATAAAGAAACTTTGATTGCTGGGTATGATGATGCTATTCCCGAAAGAGTAGAAAAGTATGTAAGGTCAGTAAGAAAATTTAAAGTTTCAGAAAAATTTGTCAGTGATTCTTACAATGCATTACCAAAACCATTACAAGATGCTTTAAAAAGAAAAGGTAGAGCTGGAGATGATGCAGAAAAAGGTGGTGGTCATTTTCTGGGTTACAAAGCAGTTTCAGCAGGTAAAGAATATACTACTTCAGATGTAAATGATCCCAATATTAGAAAAGGTAAAGATGGAAAACCTGAACCAGTAAGGGGTAATACTGGAACAACAGAAAGAGCAAAAGTATGTTGGAGGATATATTTAGAACAAGGTGGTGTGGATGCATACACAGGATTACCTTTAGACATTGAAGAAATGGATTTAGAGCATGTAGTAGGATTTCAAAATAAAGATAAAGGAGAACCAACAGGAGAAGATTATGCTAACAGAGAACACGAAGCAAATCAAGTTATGTGTTCTTCCAGAGCTAATCAAAGAAAAAAAGATATGAATATGAAAGAGTTCTATGCTTCAGAAGTAGACCCTTTAAATAATAAATCTGAAGAGGATTTTAAAAAATTAGATAAAGGATTTAAAGAAGCAAACGAAATAACTACAACTGCAGAAAAAGTAGCATTAAGTTTACAAGGAGACATTAGATATAAATTAAAAGGTGGTGGAGATACTACAAATCCAGATGACCCTAACGTGGTAAAAAGTGATGCAGGTACTCCAAAAGTTGCAGATGCTACGTTGGGAGAAAAAGTTACTCCCTCAGTATTAAAGGAACACTTTAGATTAGAAGATGAAAAATATGATAATGTTAAAAATAGTTTACTTGATGAAGGTGGAGTAAAAGATGTAGATGATGTAAAGAAAGTAAAAGGATTAAAATCAAAAATAGGTAGAAGAACTCTACAAGCAATGGGTTTACCAAGAGGTGTATTAGATCCCAGTGGAAGAAGATCTGTTCCAATATCGGGCACAGATAAATTTTATAGAAATTTTTTAAGTAAAATGGCGGCTAAACCCTATAAGGATAGACAAAAATATAAAGATGGTTGGCAAAATGCTATGTTACTTGCAGGAAGTGATGATGTTCGTGAGAAGGCAAAAACTGAAAAAGGATTTCAGAGAACAGTTTTTGATCTCTACATGGCAGGTGATGTTTCAGGTTTAAAAAAACTTGGGGTAAAAGTAGATGAGAAAAAATTAAAATCTCAAGGAAATTTAATGGAAGTTAAACGTGTTAAGTTTTAACGGATTCCTCACAGAGGCAAAGAATTTACATTTAGAACACTTAGAAGATGAGGTTCTAAATAATGGTGTAGTAGGAACGAGAGGAGCTATTAACTTCCTTCAGTCCCTACGAGATATGTTGGCTGGATCTTCCAAATCCAGTGTGAATGTGACAGTAAAGTGGGATGGCGCCCCAGCTATCTTCGCGGGAATTAACCCTGAGAATGGTCAGTTCTTTGTGGGTACTAAAGGCGTATTCAACAAGAACGCGAAGATCAACTATACTACTGATGACATTGACCGAAACCATCCCGGCACTGGTCTTAACCAAAAATTAAAGGTAGCACTCACAGAACTGTCAAAACTAGGTATCAAAGATGTCATTCAAGGTGACATGATGTTCACTCAGGATGACCTAGAAAAGAAAAGAATAGACGGAAAGGAATATATAACTTTCCAACCAAACACAATCGTTTACGCAGTTCCAATGGAAAGTGCGGGACGGATACTATCTTCAACTATGGGGATCGTTTTTCACACTACTTACTCTGGAAAAACGATGGAAGATATGTCCGCTTCCTTCACTGTCAACCTTAGAGGGTTGGATAGGAATGCTGGAGTATGGTTCTCAAATGCAGACTACAAAGACACTTCTGGAACCATCAACTTCAACAAAAAAGAGACAGAAGCGGTAACCAAGATCCTATCAGAAGCAGGTAAGACTTTCCACAAATTGGACTCTAACCTATTACAAATGGTGGCCGAAGATGAGGAAATTAAGACAATTATCAAGACATATAATAATACCAAAGTCCGAGCGGGAGAGAAGATTACGAACACAAGGATGCATACCAAGGGTCTTATAGAGTATATCTATGATAAGAAAAAGAAAGAAGTAGATAAGGTCAAAAGACCACAAAACAAAGCAGTCAAACAACAGAATATGGATAGATTGATGAAATATTTTAGATCAAATGCCGGGCAAATGGTCAAGATATTTGATATGCAAAATCTATTAGTGAGTGCAAAAGACATGATTATCCGAAAGTTAGAAAAATCAAAAAGTGCAATGGATACTTTTGTCCGTACTGACAAGGGGTATAAAGTCACACAACCAGAGGGTTTCGTGGCCATTGATAAACTAGGAAAAGCAGTCAAGTTGGTAGATAGACTTGAATTTGCACATCAGAATTTTACTGCAGCGAAGGCTTGGGACAAATGAAAACATATCAAAAGTTCATGACAGAAAAGAAGGGTGATACAGTTGTTTTCACCTTTGGAAGATTCAATCCACCTACAGTTGGACATGAAAAACTCATAACTGCAGTGCAATCAGTTGCCAAGACAAGAGGTGGTGATTTCTTTGTATATCCAAGTCACTCACAAGATCCAAAAAAGAATCCTTTGAACCAGGCCACAAAAATCAAATACATGAAAAAGATGTTCCCAAAATACAAATCGAACATCGTGGCAAGTTCTGGTAAGACTGCGTTAAATATCGCTTCTGAGTTATATGATAAGAAATATACCACTCTCGTTATGGTAGTGGGAAGTGACAGAGTACAAGAGTTTCAAAGAATTTTAGACAAGTATAATGGTCAAGATAAAGCACATGGTTTCTATGACTTTGACCAAATCTATGTGGTAAGTGCAGGAGAACGAGATCCAGATGCAGAGGGAGTAGAAGGTATGTCTGCTTCCAAAATGAGAGCAGCTGCAGTTGAGGGAGATTTCAAGTCATTTCGTATGGGTACTCCCGAAGCATTATCTGATGCAGATACTAAGAAACTATTCAATGAAATTCGTAAAGGGATGCGATTAGAGGTAGTCAAAGAAGGTTCAAAGTGGAAAAATATAGACTTCAATGTTGAAATTACAGAAGAAACACAAGATATTGGAGAGGTAACTTACAAAGGTTACACAACTGCTTATCTTTCTACATCCCCAGAGAGTTATGCTGTTATTGATGAGATGGTCAATTCTTTGAGTGGATTGTCAAAGAAAGATAGTTTTTATCTCAAAGAGTCAATAACAACTCTTGATGATTTTCTTATGTGTAGACAAGGATGGTTGAAGCAACAAAGGATCAATCAAAAAGATATGTTTCAGTTAGAGAATCTTGGTAAGAAATATCTGAAGTTTATGAGTAATATTTCTCTTTCTGAACACTTTGACAATTCTTTTATTTATAAATATATTAGTGAGATTAGTGAAACTGTAGAGTATACAAACAAAACAATTCTTGACGAAAATGCAAAGATTGCAGAGTTTGTAAGAAAGAAAATGAAAATCACTAAAGAAACTGCATGGAATGTAGTTAGAAAAGCTCAAGAGATGGGTATTAATCCTATCAAGATTCAACAAAAATGGTCAATTTTAGGCCCTTCATTAATGAATATAGTTGCAGAATATAAACCAGAGGAAAGATAATGTCATCACCAGCAGCAGATCCAAGATATTTTGGAAAATCAGCATTTTCAAATTACGATAGTCTCACAGATGCCTTTAGAAAAGTGAGATCGGGAGAATCGGTGGAAGAAGTGAAACCAGAAGTTACACCAGAAGAACCAACTACTACTGAACAGGAGAAATCAGATGGCTGATGTATTAAGTGTCATTGCCGACATTATCAAGCAAGACAAACAACAGAAAAGAGAGCATAATAAAGTTATGCGTGAAGTTCAGAAGAAGATGAAAGAAAAGGAAGTTTCTGAGGAAGATGGGCCAGGAGATGGTGACG